AGTCTTCCATTATAAAATTCTATACCTGCACCCGGAGATTGTACACCACCAGGAGTTGTGTCATTGTTGTTTACTCTGATAATTTTGTCTTCTACTGTGAGCTCTTTTGTGTTTAAGGTAGTTGTGTCTCCTTGCACAATCAAGTCACCTGTGACTGTTACTGTGCCGCTGTCTACTCCTGTGTTAAGAGTGATGTTGCCACCATCTTGGACTTTAACTGTGTAGTCTCCATCATTTACAACTAAAAATTTGCTCATTTCTAAATCTTGTTATGGGGGTGTTGCCACCCCCAATTAATATTAAAGTGCTGTTAACACCATGATGTTCTGTGTAGAATCATCAGTGATTGTCCATTTGTAACGATTGTTAGAAAAATCTCTACAAGTTCTGTTGTAGATTTTTTTAATTCTAATTGCGTCACCGGCTCCAGCCACATAGCCTAACATAGACATTTCGTTGTTGCCTAAATCTGCTAATGCTTTGTCAACTAAAGTACAAATACCTTCGTTTCCATTGCCTGCCGCCGCGTCGTCAACTTTAAATTTATTTGTTGATCTTTGTTTTAAGATTACGCCAGTTGGACTTGCTGTATTGCCACCAACTTTAACGTTAACTGAAAAGTTACCATCAGCGGTACCGTCTACTACTGCGCCGAAGTATCTTTTGTTTACTGGTCTTCCCATTTGTTTTCTCCTATATTCCCGTTCTAAGGGCTACGAGGTTTGTTCCCCATAAGTCCATACATTTAATGTATGATTCTCGTTTGTAGTGTAGATATTTATCCTTTGCTTAAGGATGTTAATAACTCTATTTTTGACACTTTATTCAGTGTTTTAATGGCTTGTTGTAATACTTTAGCGCCTTTGTCTGCATAGTGCTGTTTGCGAGATTGTCTGTGTTTAATCATGATGTTTTGATATTCATCATACATTTTTTCTGCACTTGCTTCAATGCGTTTGATGTCAGCAACAAAAATTCCGTGCTGTTTTTTCCATGTAGGAATTTTGTTTTGTAAATCTTTGAATTGCTGTAGAAGTTCTTCGTGCATACACTATTTACTGACCATTGCTACTAATTTTCTTGCCCCATATGTAACCATAAAGTCACATTTTGCTCGTTTGAACACTTGATAAGTTTCGTACAGATGTTTATCTGTCGGTAATCCAAGGTATTCGTCACTCACTTGATATACTCCAACGGGCTTGTAGGTTGAAGATTTAATTGTGCTGATCAAATCCAAACTGAGCATGCCTGGCTTCAGCATGAGATAATCAGCACCATCTTTTTCATACTGTGTTGCTGTTGCACCTGCACTCCATCTGTCTTCAACATTCATCTGATACAGTCTTTCTGACGAAGGGGTGCTGTCTGCTAAATCTCTAAAACTGCTGTAAAACACTGATCTAAATTTTAGATAAGATAAAATAGGTAGTTGTGTTTCTATTTTAAGATTTTTTACTGTGTGTTCTTGCATATCACTGGGTGCTAAAATGTCTGCACCTGCCTGTTTTAATGTTCTACCTAATCTAACAAAAAGTTCTTGTGTGGTTTGTGGTTTGTCAATGATGCAACAGTGTCCATCTGTGGTTGTTGAACACATGCAAACATCGACTGCTAGATTAATTTTGTTTCCAAATTTAGATTTAATTTTGTTAACCACTTCACCATTGAATTGCCAATCAGGAGTGTTGGTTTTTTTATTGGGTGTCACAAACAGTAGATATTCTGTGACTCCCGAATCGATGTCTTTTTGAATTCTTTCATTGATGTTATTGATTGGATGACTGGCATTCTCAGTTCCCAGTTTACCCGCTACAAATTGATCAGTTTGATTTACAAATATCGGCTGTATAAAGTCCATGTGCTTATTATATATTATTTTTGGTACCTAGTCAAGTCTGATTGTTCAGCCACAAAAAAAGGCGACCGAAGCCGCCTTTTTTGTATTCTTTTCTAGTCTATTAACTGAATGATACAGCCGCTGACATATTAACTTTACCTAAGTAGTCTGCCGCATTTCCTAGTGATGATGCTGTGTTGTTTAACTCAACATAACCATATCTAGTCATGAAACTTACTACTGGTTCAAAAGTTGATGGATCAAGCACTACACCTGAAGACATCAATGGAATGTATGGGCAGTAGAACGCCGCCGCATCTGATTCAGATGCACCTTTGTAACCTACCAACACATCAGTTGTGTCTGAAGCGTATGTATCAACGTACACTTTCATAGCACCGTTTAACGTACCAACCATTTTGTTGTTAGTTGGAGCCGCAAACGCACCTTCAGTTGTTCTTGCAAACGCTGAAGTTGTTGCTGATTGAAGTACAGTCAATGCTAATGGTGATACCACTGCAAAGTTACCTGCGCCTCTTCTTGTACGCTGAGCGATTTTATTCGCTACTCTGTTGATCAATACAGCCATAGCCGCATGCTCGTCACCTACGAATGTCGCAGTTCCTGAAACAGCAGATTGGTCATATGTTTCTTCTGTAGCCGCTAAAGATCTCAATGAACCAAGTACTTCTTGATCGATTTCAGCAGTAATTTCTTGGGCTAATGCCGCCATTACTTCTGCTTCGATGTCAATACCTTGTTGTGCTTGAGCATCTTGAGCTGACTCAAAAGTCCATCTTGCTGATAACTTACGAGTTTTTGCTTCAACTGTTTGTTTCAAGATTTGGATTGATAATCTGTTACCAGCAGATCCTTCAAGTGCCGCTGTTGCGCCACCTTTTGCCGGATCAGCATCGTTTCCAGAATATGCTTCTGCAATCTTGAATGGTGATAGAGCCTCTTCACCAGCGGCAACGTTTGTCGCACCGTTAGTTGTAGAGTCTGCATATCTTACTCTTAGTGTGTGGATTTGTCCAACTGGGCCAGTCATCGGTTGTACACCAACCAATTCGTTAGCAATTACAGTAGGCATAACCCTTCTGATCACTGGTAAAATCACTCTGTTTAAAGTTGCAACGTTACCGGCACTTGTAGCACCTGCAGTTGCTGACTCATTCAAATACGCTCTTGTATTCTCTAAAGTCACTTCCATCACAGACTTCTGATTACCAGAAAGACCTTCTAGTAACGCTGTCTTTGTATCTGACCAGCGAGCTTCTGTTAGTTCTGACATTTTTATATCTCCTTAATGTTTTTATATACCTGCAAGTCTTTTAATATCAACAACATTGTTGTTGAAGTTACTTGCAGATGTACTAACTGTTTCTTGTTTATCGCCTGTTATTTCTGTGCCTTCATTTATCGCCTTTTTCTTCGCTGGAGTATTACCGTTAATTACAGTAGGCATATATTTGTCAAATTGCTTTTGCAATTTTCCAGTGTCCACGCTCTCCAATAGATTTGTCATTATATTTTTTTGTTCAGTATTCAATGGTTTAATTAAATCATTGATAACTTTTTCTCTCTCTGCTGATTCCTTCAAAGTTTCGATTTCAGCCTGTTTGGCTTCAGCGATCTTTTGTGACTCTTCAGCATTCTTCTTCGCATCTTCTGCCTGTTGTTTTGCTATATTCACAACTTTCAAAAGTTTGGCTGTTTCGCTCTTCTCATTCAAGAAACTTTGTGAGTATTCTTGCTGATAAGATTCAAACAGTCTGCGACCAAAGTCGTTCTTGCGAGCCGCTTCAATGTCTTCTTTCAATTGAGAAATTTCTTTTTTCAAAGTTTTCTCAACCAATGAAGTCACTGCATCTGCACTTTTTGTGATGAATTTTGATCTCATCTTTTCAAAATGTGCTTTCGCTTCTCTAATAAGACGTACTTTCGTCTCTGCAACGTCTTGTTTGTCTTCGTTAAACTCTGCTATTTCTTTAGATAGAGCATCAACTACAAATTCTTCAAGTTTGACAAAATTTTCTGCCATAACTTTCTGGTCTGCATGTAACTCGCTGATTTCAGATTTTAATCTCTCGAACACAAAGCCTTTAAACTTATCTGAATCTTCTTTCATCTTCACAGCATACTTGGCTTTTTGCTCAGCCAACTGTTTACGATCTTCAGCAAATTCAGAAATTTCTGCTTGTAACTTTTCATTAACCATAGCATCAATGGCTTCAACCATTTGTGCTTTGTCATGTTCATACTTTTTCGCAAATTCTTCACGAAGTTCTGAAGTTACATTCAGTTTGTTTTCAGCCACTCTGTCGTTCCAAGCGGTCTCAATCTCTGCTCTGATCTCTTCCGAAATTGCATTATTCTCGAAGAGTGATTTCAGTGCATCTAACATTAGTTTTCTCCTACTATTTGAGTCCGTTGATTATGTTGACCAACGCCTCTTTTAGATATTTTTGTGCCTTTGTGTCCCTTGCTATTTCTAACGCCTTATATCCACCTTTAGAATTCATAATTTGTTCGTAGATTGGAGTTGGATAGGCTCCTGGTGCACTTGGTTGTGCCACAACATCCACTGTGATAATTTCAAAATCTGATACTTCACCGGATCCGTCTTCTTTAACGTTACCAGAACCCCTTGATGAAACTCCTAGTTTAACTCCGCTTTCCAGCATTGTTTTAACCAGTTGTCCCATCGGGGTTGGTAATATTTTTAATTTGCCGTATCCGTTTGGACCATCCATCCACATTTCACTAATCATGTGGCTAACTCTGTCCAAGTTTATATTAAGACCTTCCGGATGATCAACTTCGCCTAACACTGAGTATCCACCAGTTATTTGGTCGTTAAGTGTGCTGACAGCCCTACCGATCTCATTAACGGGGTACACTCTTTGGTTAGCGTTTTTCACACCACCTTGAATGCAAATACCCTTCATGTAAAGGGATTTTCCGTTCTTTTCATCTTTGGACTCAACGACTATTTGTGCTTGGTCGAAGGTCAGCGTCTCACGTAATGATAACATCCACTATGTCCTAACTTTATTAACTGCCAATTGTTGACTTCGCAGAAGCATCATCTTCTGGTTTAGTCTTGGCCTTTGGCGCCGCAGACAATTTAGCCTTTGCACCTGGTTTATTAACATTGCCTGCATCTTCTTCTTTAGGTGCAGGTGCTTTTCCGCCAGTTTCTTCGCCACCTTGTGCGATGTTACCGGCTTTGCCGCCCATGTCATTTTTGCCAGCAACTGGAGATTTTGTTGAGTTGTCTGAACCATCAGTGTTTGATGCACTAACTTTGTTCACATACTCTCTAATTTCTTCTGTTGCAGACTTTGGTGCTTTAGACTCAACTGCTTGTTGGTCACCAAGTTCAGGAGCAACTTCTACAGTTTCTCCCTCTGCCGATTGATCAGCAAACGCTTCATCTTCTTTCTCTTCTTCAGAGTCATCAGATTCTTCGTCGCCTTCTTCCTTGTCAGACATCATCTTTTCGAATTCTGCCTTAAGGTCATCAATAGCATCTTCTAAATCAACAACTCTGTCTTCGATTTCTTCTTCACCGTTTTCAGAGTCATCTTCTTCGCCTTTGTCCGCTTCGATGTCACCGATCATGTCGTCTGTAGCATCTCCGCCCATTTCTTGCGAAATTTCTTGTTCAGCAGGAATTTCAAAAGTTTCTTCTGCTTTTTCTTCTGCTTCGTCAGTAGTTTCTTCAACTTTGTCTTCTGCTTTTTCAGAAGCGTCTGTTTTTTCTTCTACAGCGTCTTCTTCTTTTTCAGAAGCATCAGTTTTTTCTTCTACAGCGTCCTCTTCTTTTTCAGAAGCATCTGCTTTTTCTTCTACTGATTCATCTTCTTTTTTATCTTCTTTGGCTTTTTCGTCAACTTTAACGTCTTCTAAGTCGCCTTCAAGAAGATTTTCATAAATCTGTCTAGATTTTTCTACAACAATATCGTGGAATAAGTCTTCAGCCGCTTGTTTGTCATCGGCCACGAGTTTTTCCAACATTGCTTCGAACTTATTTTTTTGTTCTGACATTTGTTTTCTCCCGTATGTTAAGATTGTAGTTCTGTCAAATATTATTTAGTTTTAATTAGTCAAAACGGTAGGTAATAGGCCCAAAACGGCCCGTTTCGTTACAGGTTGTGTGTGTTCTTGAACTCGGAAACAGTAATCTCACTGTAATTCGCGTATTTTTGTAAATCTTGCGCCTTGAACGTCGATTTACTATCTCCGACTACTCGTATATATCTCTTTAAAGAATTTTTTTGTAGTACAATACAACTCTGACGCATCCAGTTTCCGTGGTATGTGGCAACATCTGAGGTCTTTTTGTAGTTGGGTGTGTTTCCAAACAGGTTGTTCAACTTGCCATCCTTGGTGCCAACATAGTCAAAGCCCAGGATATATATGGTTTGGTGGGCATGTTTGGAGGCTAGATGCAGTGCTGTTGGTCCAGAAGACCAACCCAGTGGTGGTGAAAAGTAGTTTAGATTTTTAAATTTCTTGAATGCTCTGTTTTCGTTGGTCCACACAGGCACTTTGTGTTGGTAGTTGTGACCACAGATTTCATAAATCATTTTGGCATCCACAGCCACCAAGTAATCTGGATCAAACGATCTATACACCGCATTACAGGCATATATTTTGCCGTAGTCTTTTAATGGTTCTAGTGGAATGTCTCGTCTACTGGTGCCGTTGCCCAGAACAAACGCTGTGGACATTATTACATCTCTGCTTGATTATTCACAGAGTACATCTGTCTAACAAATTCTAATTCTTTTTCTTGTTCTTCTTGATGGAATTCGCCTGCTTTGCGAGCTCTGTTGATTTGCTTAAGAGTTAATCTTGTTTTGCGTGTGTCATCTTTTGACACAATAGACTGATCATATTCTGAAGAATAACCTTTGTTGTCGCCATTCTCCATTGTGTTTTTGTCAAAGTAAAAAAGTTCTCTTAAAATCATGATAATATTTATGTAGTAGGTGGTGTTTCTCCTCCACCGCCTGTTTGATTTGGAGTAGGAGTTGATGTACCCACGGGAGATTGGTCTCCTGTTGGAGTTTCTTCTGTGTCTGCTTCTTGATCAACTGCACCTAGGTCAGCATCAATGTTGGCTCCGCTGATTCCTGCACTTCTCAATTCACCTGTGCTTTCAGTTGGTCTGGCGCCTAGTGTTTCATCGTTTTCTTCTCTCCACAATCTTTCGTTTTCTGCCATCTCTTCTGCTGACAATCCTAAGAATCTTGAAAGAGCATAACGTTTGCTAATTTCAGGCACAGCACTTAATTGTGTAAATGTTCCAATTCTCTGGTTGTCAAGTTCTGCTTGTCTGTATGAAGCAAAGTTCATAGGTTGTTGCAGTTGCAAATCAAACATAGACGTGTCTATGTTGATGCCTTTCTCTAACAAGTATCTTTTGAACTCAGTGTTAAACTCATCCACAATTAAATTTTGCAGTCTTTCACAGTATTTGTTAAATCTCAATTCTTGAATGTATGCTGTACCAACTCTACCATCATTGTATTGACTGTTTGAATCATCTGCACCTGTTGGCAAATAACTGCTTGGTATTCTTAAACCTCTAAACAGTTTGTTTGTAAAGAATTTAAGGTCATCAATCTCGCCTAAGTTTGTGCCACCAGGTAATGTTTCAACTTTAGAACCCCTACCTTCTGCTGTTTGTGGGAAAAAGTAATCTTCATTGGTTGATAATGGATTATATGCTGAATCAATTACACTTGTTCCGCCACCTGTTGCTGAAGGAATACGTCTTTGGTGTATTTCTGTTTTAACTCTTTCAACAAATTGCATAGCCAAGTGACTGGGCATGTTACCTACGTCAATGTAGAACACACGTCTTTCTGGTGCTCTCTGTGTTCTGTATATAATAATAGCATCTTCCAGTAATTCTTTTTGTTTGAAAACTTTAAACACTGCTTCCAACAATGAATTTCCAAATGGAAAATTGTTGTCCAGTCCTTCAGATAAACTTAAATGCACAACATGTTCTGAATCCACTGCAATTTCTTTCATTCCTGTGGAAAATCTTGAACCTGATGATGTTGCGTAGTCATGACCACTTGCACCTACATAACCTCTTGCTCCGCCAGTTAAGTATCCTGATCCACCGCCAGTAACATTACCGTTTGTTTGATATGGCGTTGTTGCAACCATGCTTTTAAAATTAAAATTTATATCTTTGATGATGTATTGCTCTGGAGTTTTTCCTGTGCTTTCATTCACAATAATTTTTGTAACTTTTGCAGGATCAACATGGAACCATTTTTTAGTTTCCGGATCTCTGATAAAAAATGCATCGCCGTATTTGAAAATGTTACGCAGGATCTTAAACATTCTTTTGTTAAAGTCGTTTAATTTTGTCCACTGTTGTAGATATTGTTTTAAAATCTGTACTTCTGAATTGGTTGCTTTCTGTTTGAAATGCATCTTGAATGATGTATTGTTGTTTGGATTTTGTTGTGTACAAAATTCTGCTAGGATATCCAAAGCCGCATTTACTTCGGAGTCAAGATCCATTGTGTTGTACTGTCCGTATCTTTCGATTCTGTTTGGTGAACCTGTGTAAACGTCAGGAAGATATGATGAATAGTTTGTTTTTGCCGGACCTGCTGTTCCAGATGATGTTGATCCCATTGGCGATGATGCACCTGTAACATCACTGCTTGTTGGAACCTGTGTAAAATATCTTTTCCAGCTCATTCTAAATCCTATGTGTTGTACACGTTATTATTGGCAGTTTTTCTTGAAATCTGTTTGTTACTGTTGCTCACGTCTTCCATTACCAACTTAATTTCTTTAAGCAAAGTACTTATCGAATCCAACTTGTCTGTGCTGGTTCTTCCGGTTGTTGTAATTGCTCCACTCATACTCGAATTAACTTCTTTAAATGCATCTGCTAGTGCTTCTAACTTTGTAGTATACACGGAAAGTTTGTCTTTGTCAATATCATCCAACACATCTGATATAGTTTTGGCATAAATTTTTAATCCTGACACACTTCTGGTAAGATCCACTGGATTGGTCACGCCGGAAACCAGTGTTGCTATCAATTTCTGGCTGGCATCTGCCACACTGGATAAATTTTCTGCGTTCACATTGTTGAAAGTTTGTAATCCTTTTCCAATTGCCGCAATACCTAAACCTGCACCAGCACCTGATAAGCCTAACAAAGCACCAATACCTAAACCAGCAAACACACCCCCTTTAGCCGCCGCTGGTCCTACAGCACCTAGCAGTTTGGCTCCGCCTGCCACACGCCTGGCACCGCCGCCACCTAAACTTGGCATCATCCTGCCAAACATTCTTGTTAAACCTGAAAAAGCCAGACCCAGACCTTTGGTTAATGCAATGGTGCTACCGATCACAATACCGAATGCTGTGAGACCTCCCACAACTCCTAAAAATCCATTTTGTGATTGTGTTAAAAAACCGATGACACTAGATAGGCCTCTTGCCATATTGCCTAGTAGTTTTGCCAAAGGTTCAAGAGGAATCAATAGTCCTTGAATAAAAAAGTTTTGAATATCTTTTAAAGAATTTTTAAAGGAAACAATTTGATTACTAGAGTCTGTCATTGCTGATGCTTGATCACGTTCTGCATTGTTTCTTTGTTTTCCAAATTCTGTGAATCTAAATAATTCAAGATTAGCCGCCAGTGTATTTTCTCCCATTGCAGAAAGCAGAGCACCTGTTCTTTGCACACCTGCACCCATGCTTTGTGATCTCATTGCCGTCTGTCTAATAATAGATTCAAATTCTGAAACACTGCCTTGACCCATTTGAACTCTTTTCGCAAATCCTGCCAATTGAGGATTAAGCCTCACAAGACTCTGTGCCATGTCTGACAGAGGAATGCCTCCTGTGCCTATTAATTCTTTAATAGCATCTTGTGTGGTTGAAGGTAACCCTTGCATACTTCCCAAAATTGCCTGAATACCTGGCACAGCAGAACTTTCTAAAGATTGTATGATGCCTTGAATACGTTTGTCCATCATGTCTTGTTTGATAGCATCGGCGATTTGTTTTCTTTGCTTACCTGTTATCGAAGACAACAAATCCAATTCTAATGAAAATGCTTTTGCACCGTTGACCAATTGTCTGTTACTCATGAACTGAGATTTACCAACAGCAGTTTGAATTTCTATGTAGTCTGTCAACAGTCCTGTGGTTTCTTCAAATGTCATACCTAAGCCAGCCGCTTGTCCACTGAATTCATTTTGAAAAAGTTTACTGATGCTGGCAAATCTTTCTGTTCCGCCTCTTACACTTCCTGACAACAATGCCAAAGAATCTGCACTGGTTGCCACAGCATCAGAAAATGCATCCAAAGTTAATCCGGCCTGAAGTGCTAATTCTCTTGTGGTGAATAAACCATCACTGAATTGAATTCCTACCTCTGACATCTGTTTAAAATTGTCCACCTGTTTGTCTATCATCAGTGCCAACAACTTGAATGATTGTGTTAATGCTTTGGCATAAAGATTGCCTGTCACGTTTGCCGCATCGTCCAACACATTGGCAAAATCTCCAACACCTGCTTTTAATCCTATTACCTGATCAGCCAAACCCTTCATACCCACTCCAGCCACAAACACACTTCTATGGTGTTTTCGCATGGCATCTGACATGGCGGTTATTTTTTGAGTTGCGTCTTTTTCGGATTTATTAATGGCTCTTAAAGTTTTGGCAAATGTTTCTGTTTCTTCTCGCGCCTTTCTCTGTGGGCTTTTGCCACCACCACCGCCACCACCTGATGATCCTGTGAGTGCTTTTTCCCGTC